GGAGCCACTGAACGAGCGCTGGACCGGACTATGGCGCAAGGCCCCCAAGGCGGGGATCCAATTCATCACATGCTCAGAGTACGGCCAACGGGTGTTTGCGGAAGCCGGGTTTGACAGTTGGATGGCCTACCACGGTGTGAGCCGTGACTTCCAGCAACTGGATCCAGAGTACCGCGCTGAGATGCGCAGGGCTGTGGGTTGGGACGACAGATTCGTGGTCATGTGCGTTGCGCAGAACGTGCGCCGCAAGCAGTGGCCCCGGCTGATCGAGGCAGTAGAGTTGGTCTCCCGCAGACACCCGGAAGTCTTGCTGTACGCGCACACTGTCCCATTCAACAACTACTGGCTTGGAGGTTGGGACCTACCACAGGTCGCCAAGACCATTGGCGCTTGGGACAGGGTCCAGTTTCCATCTGAGATGAAGACTCACAACGACGCCCTAGCCCTCCGCGGCAAGGACGCTCCGGGGCTTGTCGATCTCTACAACATGGCAGATCTCTTCGTACTTCCGTCTCAGGTCGAGGGCTTCGGTCTCCCGCTCGCTGAGGCAATGGCGTGCGGACTGCCAGTGGCCCACACAGACTGGGCCGCTGGGGCAGAGGTCGTCGGTGACGCCGGGTACCTGATGGAGCCCAACGACTACGAGTGGTTCCAAGGCGGGCAGAAGTACGCCAACGTTGACCGCTTTGAGATTGCGAACACGATCTCAAAGGCAATCGAGAGCCCTGAGCAGCGGAAGCGCTACTCCAAGAAGGGTCTCGCTCGCGCCCGTGACAAGTTCACGTGGGCATCTTACGAGCGTACGTTGGTGGAGCGCTTCAATGGTCTCAATTCTCAAGTCAACGGTCAAGAAGTACAAGCGCCTCGACCTGTCGCGGAAGCGTAAGAAGAAGTTCGAACGTCGCCGCCTGTCACTCAAGACAAAGGCACGCCTCGCGCATCGCAAGACGATGCCCGACGCCTTCAGGAAGAAGCGTAACACCTACATCAAGCGGAAGGTCTAGATGGGATACATCACCCCTGCGGAATTCCGCACGAAGCCATTCGGGATTGCCCTACGTCAGTATGACGACGAACTACTTCAGGAGTACATCGATATCGCTACGGCGAACGTCGATGCGTTCACTGAGCGCAAGTTCTCTCAGGAGAACTACACTGAAGTGTTCCAAGGCGACAACACCGACACCCACCTTATCTACGAGTACCCGATCCAATCGCTGACTGGTATCACCCAGACCACGATTGCGTCCACGCCCGTCACCACGTCCATGTCGTCAATGACGAACGTCATCCTGACGGACATGAACCTCGCAATGGGCAGGGTCGAACTGAACGGGCTCGACAACAACATCAGCACGTTCTCATCTGGATCACTCTATACGGTTACATACACCGGAGGGTTCGCCGCTGCGCCAGCGGTGGTCAAGCACGCAACCGCCCTATGGGTATCAGAGTTGCTCAAGCCCGACTACGGTGGCGCACAGGAATCCGTTCCTGAGATCGTACCCCTCTCAAGCCAGCAGATCAGCGAGTTGCTGATCCCGCTCCGTCGCAGGAGAATCTGATGGCAGTCCTTGTCGATGGCGGGTTCAAGATCGTACTAGACAAGTTGGACGATCTTGACAAGCGGATGTCTGACTTCTACCCGATGCTCGACAAGATGTCCAAGGTCTACTACGACTTCGTTGACGATGTCTTCGAAACGGAGGGGGCCGCAGGGTCCGGGACTTGGGTACCGCTGAAGCCGTATACCGTCGCAAAGCGGCAGGGTAAGGAACATCCGATCCTGCACTGGTTCGGCCAGTTGAGAGACGCAGCGACATCCTACGATCCATACGGAGCAGAAGGCGTCTCTGCCGACCAGATCTACACCAACTCATCAGTTGAACTCAGGCTGTGGGGCGACAAGGTACGTCATAACACCAAGGGTGGATTCGTGAACGAAACCGGGAACTACGTTCCCCAGCGCGAGTTCTGGCCCGACGTGGACGGCAAGGTTGCCGACATCATGATGAACCCCGTGGAGTCATGGGCCGACGACTGGCTGAAGGCATAGGAGGCCGTCGTTGGAGACTGTCGCAGACAAGATCATTCAAGAACTCAAGGATCTCAACGAGAAGCCTTCCGCAGAGGGCGGTATCGCTGATGTCCTGCCTCTGACCGCGGTCTACTTTGGTGACCCCGGTCTCATCCCGGCCAGCCTCTATCCAGCCGTGACCGTCGAGCCCGCAAGCGACGACAGCGAAGGAGAGACAACTGGTTACGACAAGCGCGATCTGCGCCTCAATCTGAGCATCCATATCGATGCTCGCCAGTATTTTGATGCCAACGCCGACGAGGCGATTGGAGACAGGATGCTGGTACAGGTCACCAGTCTGGTGCTTGCCAACTTCCGCAGGAGAAGCAAGAGAACCCTCGACGGGACCGTGACCAACATCACAGTTGGTCCCACGCAGTATCGGACGCAGCAGCGCGGGAATGTGATTTCCAAGTCGTCCAGAACGACTCTCATCGTGCGTAAGAACTACGCACGCACCCTCGATTGATCCGGAGAACCAACCCCAATGGCTGACGTTGGAATTGGCGCGCTTGGATACGTAGGTCTCGCAAAGGAGAGTGTCGAAGGCACTCGCATTGCACCGACTAAGTTCCTAGCCGCAAACAGTGTGTCGTTCAACGATTCGAACGACTACCTCAACCCTCTGCAGATTCGTGGCATCCGTGACTCGGGTGTTGCTATCGCCGCTCCGTACCAGATNGCTGGTTCGATGGAGATGGCGATGGTTGCTGAGGATATTGGCGGGCTGCTTCAGTCCGCGTTCGCAGCGAACATCAACTCGTCTGCATACACGGGCGGTGGCTACACCCACGTGTTTGACCCCATCGCGAATGCCTCACCGACGTTCAGCGTCGAGACCAGCACTGCCGGTCCTTCCCCGCTGATCATGTCCTACAACGGCGTCCGTGTGAACACGATGGAACTCAAGGCCACCTTCGGTGAGTTGGTCATGGCTTCCTTCGGCCTCGACGGCGTTGGCCGTGCGAAGCAGGGCGGCGCTGCCTCTCCGACCTACGCGGCTTCTTCGTTCTACCCGCTGGCATTCAGCGGCGCGTCCGTTGACATCGCCGGTTCGGCCAGCAACGCAGTCAAGGACTTCACGTTCAACGTGAACAACAACGTCGAGCATATCGGCACGTTGCGCACGACCCGTTCATACTACCGTGTGGCCCTTGGCCCTCGCGAGATGACGTTGTCGATGGCCCTCGACTTCGCTGACACGGCTGAGTACGACCGGCTGCTGAACGACACGGAGTTCGCAGTATCGCTCTACATGCTTGGCCCGGTGGGCGTAGGAACTAGCGGTCTGTCCAACATGTCGCTCCGCATCGACCTCCCACGTGTGAAGTACAAGACTGTCGGCGTGCCGATCAGCGCTTCGGACTTCATTACTCAGGACGTTGAGTGCACGGTCCTCAAGCCAACAAGTGCTACCAGCATCTGCACCGTGACCCTGATCAATAATCAGGACGGCGCTACGCTCGTAACGTAATCCCATACTGACGAGGAAGGAATACAGATTCCGATGGGTCTTCTCCATATCGTAGACCAGACAGAAACCACGCAGATTGACGGTGAGGACGGTGACTTTGTCATCGTCCGCACCAACCTAACCAAGCGGGACATGAACACCATCGTTCGTGGCATTCCCCGGTCAGCAATGACTGAGGAGGGCGACAACCTAGAGATGGCGCTTCAGACCCCTGAGGTTCTGTTCGGCGTGCTTGTGACTGGGTGGTCACTGGACGTTCCGCCCACCGTCGAGAACTATGGACTGCTTCCGCCCGAAGCGACCAACTGGTTGGACGGCGTGCTGCTTGAACACTTCAACAGCATGTCGCTGACCAAGGAAGAATCGGGAAAGCGTTCGACCTCTCCAAGGGGGCAGCGGAAGGCTACACCCGCGACCGAATAGTCGCAGACTTCCCGCGCTTGGCAGAGGCTTACGCCCTGTACGACCAATGCCGTAACAGGCAGTTGGTTGTTCGTGAAGTACCTCAAGATGGAGGGAAGAAGGTTCAGACCCGCATGGTCTACGTACCATCGGGCTATGGCCCTCTTCCTTACCAAGGTGGACTACTCGATCAGCCCGCTTACCTAGTAGATGCTTTCGCTCAGTTTATGTACGCTGAGCGGGCCGTCGCTATGAAGCAACTGACGAAGTAGCCTTCATCGCGCCCTCCCGGCCCGCTCTGTCACTCCAGCGAGTGGCGGGGCGGGTCTTTCTTTGTTTGGGGCAATAACACATGGCTAGCAACCGCGAACTATCGATCAAGATCACGGTCAACGCGGCTGCGGCGAAGACTGCCCTCAACAAGTTGAAGGCAGACCTCAACGGCATCCAGCAAGTGACCACCAAGGCCGCTAACGCTCAGAAGAAGTCTGCTGAGGACGTAGCCAACGCTCAGAGCAAGGCCGCTGAGAAGGCCGCTAAGGCCAAGGAAAGATTCCTAAGGGACGACGCAACCCGCGCCATGAAGGCACGTGCTGCGGAGGTCAAGGCAGACGCAGCGGCTGAGAAGGCCAAGCAGTCTACATTCGCGAAGCGGATTGCCAACTACGGCAAGGAGCAACAGGCAGGGAACGCAGCGGCAGTTGCGGCATCTGCACGTTCTGAGCGAGTCGCCCGCGCAGATGCAGCCGCAGCCGACAGGCAGCAGCGCACCGCGGCTACCACTGCTGCGAAGCAAGTGCGTGAGGCTGAGAAGGCCGCTGCTGCGCAAGTACGCGCGCAGGAGAAGATCGCCCGCGAGACACAGCGGGCTGCGGCTGCGAGTGCACGCGCTCAGCAGAAGTCGATGAAGGACATCAAGCGTGCGTACAACGACGCCCTGAGAGTCCAGCAGCAGTACGTTGAGAACATCCAGCAGCAGATCGACACCAACCGTCGTAACGCATACTCGTTCACAATCATGGGTATGCAGATCAAGCAGTTTGGTCAGTCGATCACCAACGCGATGGGCAGTTCAGTCGATGCCCTCAAGGACTTCGACTGGAACATGCGCCGTGCGGCGATCTCGATGGACATCACCGCAGATGGTGCTGTCGGGTTTGAGAACCTGACCACCGCGATCCAGAAGACTGCTATCGAGACCAAGTTGTTCAAGCCCGACGAAGTCGCCCTTGGACTCTACTACTGGGGATCTACGACCGGTCAGGTCGTGGACTCGATGTCAGACCTAGAGGCCGTTACCTCAGATATCGTTCCGGTCATGAAGGCTGCAGCCATCACCGGGCTAGACCTTGAGACTGCCCTGAAGGGCGTCTACGGCATCGAGCAGCAGTTCAACATGGGAATGGAGGAGACGGCTCGCGTCGCCAACATCCTATACGCCGCCACGATGAAGACGGCTCTTGAGTTCGAAGATCTTCTGTCATCGTTCAAGATGGTCGGTCCGGTCGCAGCCTCCCTAGGAGTAACCTTCGAAGAGGTAGCGACGCTGCTGAGCGTCATCGGTGACGCCGGTATCAGGGGCTCGATGGCTGGACGTGCACTGCGCATGTTCTTCATCCGCCTCGCCAAGGACACCAGCGCGACGACCAAGCAACTCGACCTTCAGGCTGAAGCCGTCTACGGACTCGGCACGACGTGGGACGAGTTGGTCTTCCCGCATGGCGAATTTGTCGGGATGCAGGGCGCTCTTGACGCCATGACGAACCTCACGAAGGGGCTCAACAACCAGCAGCGTCTGGCCCTTCTTGGTTCTGCAGCGACAATGAACGAGATTGGTCCCCTGATCAAGTTGGTTGATGCCAACACTGCTTCTCAGGAGAAGTACGGTCAAGGGATCATTGCGACATACAACGCGCAGAAGAACTTTGCCGACTCCCAAGACTCCATCGCAAGGGGCTGGGAGGTCATGGGTAAGTCTGCCAAGGCCACCTTCCAAGAGTTGTCGAACAAGATCGCTCCCCTGCTGCTTCGCACTGGACAGGCGATTGTTGACGCATTCACCCCAATCGCCAAGGTCATTGGCGACATCGCGCTTTCAATCAACGAGTGGGCAAAGAACAACCAGACATTGTTCGCAGGGATCGTTGCCCTCATCGGGCTGACGGGTGGTCTCGCCACTCTGGCCGGAACGTTCCTTCTCGTCTTCGGTGCTATCAAGTTGCTCGCTGGATCGGTCATCCCTGAGATGAGCCTATTCCTGCGTGCGAACACAACCGCCACTGCGGCTGCTACTGCGGCAAATGAGGCGTATGCCGCGTCGCTTGTAGAACTTGGCGTGGCACAGAAGTTGTCAACTGGTGGCGTCATCGTCCCGAAGGGCGTGGCTGCGGCTCCGTTCAAGTCCCCCAAGACTCTTGGGATGGCCGCTCTTGTGAAGGCTGCTCTTGGTATCCAAGGCAGTTTCACAAAGGCCGCGTTGAGCATCGGGAAGTTCGGGGTCCAACTCGTAACCAAGATTCCTATCCTCGCCGCAATCGGTGCGACAATCGCATTCGTTGTCCAGTTCGTTCGCGGACTGATCCAAGGGTTTGGCGCTACCGCCAAGGCGACCGACAAGGCTGGAGACAGTTTCAAGGGCATCAAGGATGTCATTGGAAGCGTCGTCAAGGTTATTGTCGAATTCGTCAAGGGCGTTATGAACGGCCTCCAGTACATCGGCGTTATCGTTGGGTGGCTTCTGGGGCAGTTCACAAACGCAATCGGCGGCGTCCTAGACTTCGTCGGTAGCCTCGATGCCGTCAAGGTTGTCGCAGAGGCAGTCGCCGGGTTCGTTCAGGGTATCGCTGATGCCATTGGATGGCTTGGCGATCAACTTGAGAAGTTCAACCTAGAGGCTGAGAAGACTCTAGGCAACGGATCAGGGCTGACCGAAGAGCAGAAGCGAATCAACGAGATGTACGCTAAGTCGTACAAGTCTCGTCAGGACGCTGCCGCTGAGGCCGACAAGGTGCTTGCTGAACAGCAAGCGGCGGCTGACGAAGTAGAACTTCAGAAGTTGGCTCAGGCCCTAGAGGATCAAGCGCAAGCAACCAAGGAACACGCAGCGGCTATGGAAGAAGCCGCAATGCTTGGGATCTACATTCCGACTACTCTTGTGGTTGACAAGTTGTCAGACTACGTCGAGGAAGCGGGGAGAATGATCCCTCAGGCATTCGCATCCGGAATGATCGGATCTGAGGAACAACTGTTCACGCTGTTCGACAGCACGATGGATCTGGTCACTGCCGGAATGGCGAAGGGCGGCAAGGTCGGAAAGGGCGCTGCCAAGGCTGGACGTGACATGGTCACGGAGTTCTACACGAACGCCAAGGATCAGGTTGACCCGATGGTCACCTCTCTTGTCTCGTTCATGAACACAGCCCTGTCGTCAAACGCAGAGAATGTTCGCCAGATGGGCACAGACGTAATGGGCTGGCTCATGGGCGATATGGAGAACTACGGTGCAGACGCTGCGCCTAGGGCGATGGAAGTTGTCCTTGGCGAGATCAAGTCGATGCTTGACAGCGGAGACAAGGATCTGATCAAGCGTGGACGTGGCCTGATGGCCTCGCTCGTATCCGGGTTCGCGCAGCAGGAGGGCCTAAGCCCGACTGTAGCGGCAAACCTCAACGCTATGGTTGACCTGATGAATCAGGGTGATGCTGCGGCTGCTGCTGCTGGCTGGAACCTTGTGACATCGTGGCTCAACGGTCAGGTCAAGTCGTTCGACTCTGGCGTCACGGCAATCAAGAACAGGATCGCCGCCATCAAGGGTCTGATGGGTGTTTACATCCAGCAGTATGGTGGCGCTGGTCTCCGAATGATCAATGCCGAAGCCGCCAAGTGGGAGAAGTTGCTCAGCACGGCCCAGAGCATCAAGGCCGTAGGAAAGATCAAGCCTGTTGGAGTCGGTGGCGGGTCGAGCAGCAAGAAGAGCGGTGGCGGGAGCAGCAAGTCGGGTGGGTCTGAGAAGAACCCTCTCCAAGAGGCACTCACGGTCGCTCAGAACGGTGTCGATCTCGCTGAAGCCCTCAAGAAGTTGGAGGGCGTGAACCTACGCAAGTTGGTTCAGTCAGCGATGGGCGGTGTCGCTTCAGCAATGAAGTTGGCAACGACCATCACCTACAAGTACGCGAAGGGCGTGAGCAAGAAGACGCTGCAGAAGGTAGCGGACTTCTCGTCTGCCGTTGGCGCTCTTGCTGAGGCCATCTCCGCATCTATCGACTCGTTCGACAAGTTGCGCGGCTACAAGAACCTCAACAACAACCAGTTCAAGATCGTTATCGCAGACATCCATGCTGCGATCACGTTCATGTCCAAGGAAGCAAAGAAGTACAAGGGCTCAACGCTTGGCAACGTCCAAGTCTTCGCTGAGGTCGCTGCGACTGTTGCCAACACGTATGGCAGCGTTGCAGAGTCGCTGACGAAGACAAAGGGCTACAAGAACATCGCCAACTCCACGTTCACCGCCATCGCGCTCGACACGGTCGCCGCGGTCAAGGAAATGATCAAGGCATCTGCCGGGATGAAGCAGTCAGCGGTCACCGCTGCTGCTGACTTCTCAGAAGGCGCTGGCACGATCATTGACACCATCGGTTCGGCATTCGACACGTTCATGAAGTTGAACGACTACGTCAAGCCGCTACCGGGGATCCTTGAGGGGATCGTAGACACGACAATCATCGCTGTACAGTTGATGATTGTTGCGATGGGCAAGTTCTCGCTCAGCGAAGAGCAGATGGCGAAGGTCAAGGCATTCAGCGAGATGACCTCTGCGGTCACTGGAGCAATCAGTGACACGTACGACGCCTTCGTCAAGACGATCCAGTTCGTAGACCAGTTCCGTGAGGTCATCAACTTCAACACTGTCTTCGGTTGGATCCGCCTTGCAGTTGCAGAATTCCAAGCACTATCTGGTGGGATCAGCGATGAGACCATCACCAAGATCAAGAACCTAGGCGACGCGGCGACTTCAATCGCAGGGGCTATCGAGGCATTCTTCAACATCGGCAAGAACGCAAGTCAGGACCCGGACTCTCTGGGGACGCTTGTGCAGAAGGCCCTTGACGAGATCATTGCCACGGTGGCGACATTCGTCGTCCAGTTCGGAGATCAGGGCGCTGCGCTAGTTGACAACTTCATCCTTGGGATGCGGTCTCGCTACACAGCGCTATCAGCAGCGGTCATTGAGATGCAGACCATTCTTGGTGGTGCATCGTCACCGGTATCGGTGAACGTCACGGGCAACAACCCGACGCTGACAATCGTCCATATCGTCAAGGATCCGGATGGGGCTCTTGCGAATGCCAACACCACACAGGTCGCACAGATGCTGAGTGGAAGCACATTCATCAACAACCTCACCGCCGCTGCTCGCACGCAGTAACCCAAAGGACCCCCAAGGCCAGTTTGGTTTTGGGGGTCCAAGCCAGTCCTCTGAGGTCGCTCAATGTCTTCAACCGTAACCTATACATGCTCAAAGGACGCTTCGGCGCGTGACGGCAGCGTCGGCTGGTCCGGTTGGGACGACCATCACCCTTGCGGCATGGGCTCAGCCAAGTACAAGTCATTCGTCTACTTCCCGATCAACTTCAGTGGCATGACATCAATCGTGTCGGCCACGCTGAAGTTGACTGGACACCGCGCCGGTTCAGGCAACCACGTCTACGGTAACGCGAGCCAGTCGGGCCGTATCCTGCTCGTTCGTCGCATGACGAGCGACTGGGGAGAAGGAACTGACCGCGGCGAGTCCATCTGGTCAAGCAACGAGTCGTGGAACTACACAAACCGCGCTACCGCATACACTACGAGCGGCCAGACATCACACGCTTGCACCACATACGGTGAAGGCGTGGTGATGAGCATCAACGTGCTTGACATCGTCAATGCATGGTATTCAGGGTCGAACAACTACGGGTTCTGCCTGAACAACAACGACATGACGACCGTCGGGGATGGTCTTGAGTTCTACGCTCGACACGTTTCCGGCAAGAAGCCTGAGTTGACAATCGTCTACGAGACGAACACTGCACCTACAGCGCCTTCGCTCTCCACGCCTACTATCGGCGCAGTGACGACAACATCACCGACGTTCACAGCGACCATGAACGACGCCGACGCCAATGACAAGGTCGGATCGGCTCAGGTCATCGTTTACAACGATGCTGGTGGGACATCCCTAAAGTGGGACTCCGGTCAGGTAGCGCAGAGCAGAACGGCAACATCGTTCTCAATCGCCTACGCAGGGACGACGCTGTCTGGGAACACGACCTACTACTGGAAGGCGCGCAACAGCGACCTTGCCGGTTCGTGGAGTCCATACACCGGGCTTCGTGCATTCAAGCCAAACAACTCGCCGCCGACACCGACTAACGTCACCCCGACGGCCAACTCAACGATCACGACGCTGACCCCGACATTCACTGGGGCGTCTGACGACCCGGATCCAAACGACCAGTTGGCCTATGCCCGCGTCGTTGTCTACAACGATGCTGGCGGGACATCTGTGAAGTGGGACTCTGGTGATGTCTCATCTTCAGGGTCTTCGTTCTCGATCACGTGCGGTACGACTCTCGCCCCCAACGGCGTCAGTTACTGGGTGCGCGCTCAGACTGCAGATACCAACGGATGGTACTCAGGCTGGTCTGCTCTCCAGAAGTTCACAACCTACACTGCTGGTCTTCCAACAGGTCTTGTTGTAAAGAACTCGTCTGGTGGATCCGCAGTCAGCAAGACAACAACCCTGACTCCGTACATCGCGTTCACGACTCCGACGACGATGAACCTGTACGACATGATCATTTACAACGGTACGACTGGCGCTACGCACGTGTCGCTTACCAACGTCGCGTCGAGCGGCACGACGGTCAACTACCTATACGCGACAACCGCGCTGTCGTGGGGTAGCAAGTACCGCGTCAAGGTCAGGTACCGCGACACGAACAACATCTGGTCTGCATACTCTCCAGACGAAACAGGAATGACGTTCTACACGAACTCTGCGCCTGTTGCCACTCAGACATCTCCTGTCAACAACGCTGTCGTCACGACGCTCACGCCACAGTACACCAGCACGTTCAGCGATGCAGACAAGGCGCTGGGCTTTGCAGACGCTCCGTCTTCGTACGTTGTCGAAGTCTCGATGATGTATAGCCCATACACCGTGATGCATACGCTGACCAAGAGCGCCGGGCTTACGACCACGTCGAACAGCACGGCACGGGCAGCGGAAGGAACGGCCCTGTCACTGGACACGTGGTACCGCTGGCGCTGCTACTACGTTGACAACACTGGGTCGGCAAACGCCACTGGTTCGTACACCGGCTATGCCGGGTTCAAGCCATCAGCGATCCCGACAACCTCCGGGCTGGCGGTCATTGCCAACGACCTGACGCTTGGCTACATCAACAAGGGCAACCCAACGCTAACGTGGACGTTCAGCGGTTCCGGTGGGAAGTCACAGGCCAAGCGCAAGATGGTCGTCAAGGACGTGAACGACCTGTCCGTATATGACTCAGGGTGGCAGACATCATCGTCTACATCCTTCGCGATGCCTTCTGGCAAGTTGTCCAACGGTCAGGACTACACGTTCTACCTCTACGCTGAGGACACTGACACCCTTCAGGCAGACTACGACTCCGTCACATACACAACGACGTGGACGCCGCCAGCGGTAATCGAGGGCGTGTCCGCTACGGCGTATGACGACGCAGGATACGTCAAGATCGAGTGGGATCCATCGGCTGATGGGAACTACGTCAAGTATACGCTCTACCGTCGGTCATACGGCGCAGAGGACTGGGAGACGTACGCAGTCATTACGAACGTGAACCAGCCGTTCTACGATGACTACAACACCGGCTACGGCGTTGAGTACGAGTACATGGTCAAGCAATCGTCACTCGTCGGTGCCGACACCGTCGAGTCGTATCCGTCTGAGGTTACGACCGGCGCTCTGTCGTCTGACGACTGGTGGATCGTCGCTCCGAATAGACCGGATCTGACGTTCTCAATCGCAGTTACCGACGAGAGCCACAGCGCCCCGTTCCAAGAAGAGGTCTTTGAGCCGTTCGGTCGCAACAGAAAGGTCATCGTCAGATCCGGCATCCTTGGTAACGAGGGAACCGTCGAGATCTACTTCGACCTCTTTGAGCGCAAGGCCAAGGAAGCGCAGTTGACTGCGATCCTGAACCTGACCGACGCGGTCTACATCAAGAGTCCGTTTGGTGACTACTACTACTCGTACTTCGGTGCGCCGACGAAGAGTTACCTGAACGGTGGGGCGATGAAGATCTCGCTACCGTACACTGAGGTTTACTAGGCCATGTACACAGTGACACCATCATTCAGAGACGCGCTCACAGCGCCGATCAGGGACGTAACGATTCGTGTCACTGCTCTGGATGCCAACTTCGTTCCGATTGCCGACATCACAGACCCGACGACGGAAGGCTCTGTCTACGTTGACGTTGACAGGGCCACCCGTCGGACGGCTCAGATCAGGCTCATCAACAAGAACGGTGCGTACACTCCCAAGGGCGGCGACTACACTTCCCTTGGGACGAACGCCCTGTTCTGGTGGAACAAGGTCTTCAAGATCGAATACGGCGTGAAGGTCGGTGGAGTCTACCAGTACGTCCCGCTTGGGATGTTCATGGTTGACAAGACTGAGATTCTTGCAGAGCGAGGCGTGTCGGTTCTGAACATCGACGGGTCCGATCTGTGGAAGCGCTTCTCGTCCTCGACGTTCGCCGCACCAGTAGCGTACTCAAAGAACACGTCGTACAACACCATCATCTCTGCAATCGCGGCATCTGCCGGTGTGTCGAAGATCAACCTCGATCCACTCGCATCTCGCGGTACGACAGAGAAGACTGCTCAGGTTCCGATCTTCTTCGAAGCAGACGAGAACCGCGGGGATGTCCTCAAGAAGTTGGCTGCTGACTGGAACCTAGACATCTACTTCGATGTCACCGGGTACCTTGTCACGACCGACATGAACACCGTCAACGCGACGCTCAACGCCGCTCCGCAGTGGACGTTCGCTCCGGGACGTGAGGCCATCTTCCTGAACATCTCCAAGTCGAAGTCCGGTGACACTATCAAGAACCACATCGTCGTTACTGGAGAGAATGACGACAACATCCCCGTTGTCCGCGGGGAAGCGATTGACGACTTCGGAACGTCAACGTCATCTGTCTATTACTCAAACTCTTACTCAACAACGTCAGTTGACGAGATTGGCGATAGGGTCAAGCACATCACTTCGACCACGCTCCGTACAACTGCAGCATGTCTGGATCTTGCCAAGGCTGAACTGATGAAGAACAGGCTGGTGGAGGAGGAGATCAACCTCCCAACCATCGTCGTTCCGATGTTCGAAGGACGAGATGTCATCCGGATCTCTGAGCCAGACTCAGATACGGACGACAACTACTTCCTATCGCGCTTTGACATCCCGATGCGTAGCAGCAGTCAACAGATCTCAGTCAAGAAGATTCAGGAAGTCTCATGAGTGACATCGGAGATCCTACCTTCGCTACCGGAATGATCCGCGCCATCGAGGAACGGATCGACGGGTCGAACGGTAACTACGCCAAGATCAACCGCTACATCGTGACCATCGTGTCCGTCAACTACACCACGATGACTGCTGGTGTGTACCTACAGGGCAGCACGACGGAGTCCAGCGGGTTCAACATTCGTTCGGCGTCGCTGCCGACCGCTGGCGACCTAGCAGTCGTCTGCATCAATGGGCAGGAGCGCTGGGTAGAGTCCGTCCTTGGGGGGCACAAGACCCTGTCGGGCCGCGGATACCAGACGAGCAATACCGGGTCTAGCGACTCCAGCAAGTGGACAAAGATCGCGACTGGCAGCATCTCAAGCCAGTACCAGAACCCTCAGTTCACTCTTCTGTTCGTCGGGAACGGCAGCGGCGCGGCCCAGCACCAGAGGGGAATCCTCAGCGTCAGGGTCAAGCAGCAAGCAGCGTTTGGCTCCCAGCCTAGCGTGACAGTCAACACGACAAGCCCGGTCGATGTTGCACAGAATGACTGGATCCTCATCGTCACAAGCGTGGCCGGTCCTACGACGTTCGAACTCTGGTTCAGGAACACCATCTCCTACACGCATCTCTGGTTCCAGCCGATCCACCTAGATACATCAAGCCAGACCGTTCAGTTCTACTCCAACCAAGGGTACTCATCAAGCCTACCGGCAGGAACGCAATACGCTGGTGCCGACCCCGCCTTTGAGGGCGACCTAGCGTACACTGGCGGAATGTACGCTGGTGGGTTCACGACAAACGGATACCCAACCCCAAACTCTTCGACACTTGGGCAAGGAGTCCTAGAACTCAGGAGCACAAACCCGTTCATTGACTTCTCGACTGATGGGTCGATGGACTACGGTGCCCGCATCATCTACAACCTGAGCAGCAGCGGCAAGTTGCAGTTCTACGGC